TTTTCACATAGCATTTATTAAATTTTTCAATCTTTAAATTAAAATATGCTTGTTTCATAACATATTTCATTTCTAACTTATTTTGATTATTTAAATCACTAATCAAAATTATTTTTGTTTTTTCTTTTTTACATTTTAATAATATTTTCAAATAAGTTCTTTTATATTCTTCAAAATCATTTTCATTCATCCCATTGTCATCTATATTGAAATATACTAATGGCCAGTATTTTGTATTAAAACAAATCATTAATATTATTTATTAATTATTTCTTAAATTTAAAATAAAAAATTTTAAAATATTATTCAAAATTGAAATTATTTAATTATATTATAAAAATGATTTCTTCAGTTGATTTACTTCTTAATAATTACTTTTCTTATGAAATAAGAGTTGTAATAAAATCTTATTTAGTTAATGAAATTGCTTATAAAATGCTACAACAATATTTTAGTTATTTATACTACAAAAAAGAATTATATGAAAATTTTTGCTATACTCAATATATTCTTCCAAATTGTTATTGTAGAACATATTATAATTCAAATGCACAAAGATGGAAAACAAGAGATTGTCATCATTGTGATGAATTAGAATATAGTGATAAATTTACTCCCAATGATTTTCTTGAATGTATTCGAGAAAATCCTCAATATGTAAAAATTGCAACAAGAAAAATACATATTTAATTTTATTACCAACTATCAATAATATTATTATATTTTCCTGGTTGATTTAATTGTGATATTACAAATGTTAGCATTAAATCTTGTCCTTTAAAATCTGCCAATGTGCCGTCATAATTTAAAAATTGAATATCTAACCAAAATAATTTTCCTAATGGAGGATTAAAATATTTAATAACACCATGTTCAGGCAATGTTGCCTGGTTAATTAATGTATTATTTTTTTGTTCTAATGAAATTACAGTATAAGAATTATTACATGTTGAAGTTAAAGATGTTAATAATTTTGCTTCTGCTACTTTTAAAATCAAATATGGTTTATTTTCAACATTATAAATATTTGGACTATACAATAAATTTATATTTTGAAATATATTTCCAAATAATGCAATTGGATTATTATTATCCAATGATTCAATCTCAATTGTATTTTCATTTAAAATATTATGAATTCTACAGGAATATTTTATATTACCACCATTTAAAATAATATAATCATTAACCATAAAAATTTCTTTAAAATCTAGTGTTTTATTTGTGTTTGATATTGCTGATATTTTATATACTTTATAATCACTTAGACTACTTTTGTTTTGATAAACAATATTATTTTTATTTACATAAATATAACTTAAATCTATAATTTCTGAATGATATGCTTTATTTAAAAATCCTAGTTTTGTATCCATACTTTTAAATTGGCATGGACTACAATTATTATTTAATTCATAATTTAAATTATAAATAAAATTGTCAGGATTATTTGATTGTATTCTTATTTTCAAATTATTTACATTTCTTGTAAAATTATATTTATGTTCTAAATCTTTTAACAAATTACCATTATTACCATTCAATGTATCTAATAAATGTTGATTTGTATATTGCCCTTCTGGTATTTCAACACTTTTAACTTCATTATTTTCACTAATATAAAACATATTATTATTTTTATTAATATTATAATTACAATTAGGAATTTGTCCATACACTAATTCTAATGATGTTACATCTCTGAATTCTTCCGTTATTTCAACTCGAAATGAATTTGAATCAGGAAATTTAATGAAATCTCTATCTCTACTATCAATTACTAGTGTTTTTGTAATTGTTCCATGAGTTTTATTTCTAGCTGGTGGTTTTATAGTTACAGTATTATAATCAAAATCATTTAGTGAATTATTTTTAAAAGCATTATCTAAATTAGAAAAACGACTCATCTATGAATTATAATAAGATTATTCATTTAAATTAATTTTTTAAAAAAATTAAAAATAAAATTATAAATTATAATAATGTCAGAATTAACAAATGAATATTTAGATAATTTAATAAAAAAAAAATTATTTAAAGATTTTTCACTTTGGGAAAAAGATGATTTTCATTTTCTATTAACTTTATTTAATTATCCTAATTATACTGATTTAGCATTAGTAATTTTATCTAATTTGAAAAATTGGATAACTTATTCCAATGGAATATTTTTTTATCCAATTGAAAAATTACAAAAAATATTAGATAAGTATTATGTACAAAAAGATATATTTGAAGAAGTTAATGAAGAACAAAATATAAAAGTGAATATTCAAAAAAAAAATACTGAATCAAAATATAGTGATGATTTATTAAATATTGATTTAGATAATGGTTTATTGAATATTGGACAATTTATGAGTATTGATACATTTAAATTTTTAATATGTACTATAATATTTTTCATAATATTTTCAATTATTAATTTAATTAATTACAATTCATCTAATAATTATGTACAAAATGAACCTAATAAAAAATGGAATAAACCATTATTCAATAATTACTTAAATGATTTTAAAGAAATGAATAATTTTGATGATATGTTTAATTTACAAGAAAACAATGATAATTCACAAACGTTTAATAATTTATTTGAAAATTTTCCTAAAAATGAAAGTATTGTTAAGACTGTATTAAAATATTTAACAAAATATATTTTATAAAAAATTAAGTTTGATATATATATAGAAATGTTATCTAAATATTTTTTTATGAATATTTTATTAGTATTTATATTATTAAGTAAATTAATTTTAGTAATTTTAAAATTCTTCAAAAAACAAATAATTAATCATCATATTTTAACAGAAGAAGTTGCGAATACATTAGAAGAATATTGTTATTATGTTTTTCAAATATCTGTGTCATTATTATTAATAATTTTATTTAATCCATTTACTGATAAATATTTAATATTGACATTTCAAATAAAATTATTTTTATTTATGTATGGAGTTTTAGGATTAATTTATTATAGTAAATAATATTTGTAAATTATTTAAATTTTTTTATAACTATTAGAATATATAATAATGAGTCGTAACTATGATTATGAAAACACTTTATTAGTTTCAATGATAATCATAGGGTCATCAGTTACATTAGCTAGTCTAGTTGGAGGATATTACACTTTTGTAACAATTATTTCTTTATTTTAAAATTAATTATTATTATTTTTAGATAGTTTATTTAAAAATAATCTTCTTATTTTATAAATGATATATAATCAATTTTATTCAAGTAATAATAAAAAGAGTTTAGAAAAGATTATAAATGATGATTTATTAAAAAATCATCATTTAAGTAATATTAATACGAATTTACAAATACATAAATGCATGGAATATGTTAAAAATAATGTTTCATCTATTCCTCCCAAAAATATGAATAATAATGAATATTTAAATTTAATGAACAAAAAAGTATATAGTTTAGTAATATCATATTACAAAACAAATAAAAAACAATTTATTACTCAACAAAATACTCAACAAAATATAATTCAACAAGAGAATAAAATTAATAGTGAATCTGCAAAAGTTGAAGATAAATTATTTGATAGTGAAATTTTAAAAAATTATAAAAATAATAGTGAAGTTATTGATTATCCTAAATCATCTAGCATGGATAATAGTACAATTAATAAGCATACTGAAAAATTAAAAGAAGAAAGAGAATTAATATATCCTCAAGCAAAAGAAGTTAATTTTAATTTAGATAATGAAGAGGAAAATAATAATACATTAGATTTATATAATGGCTTACTTACTACATATAATAAACAAGTAAATGATTTATCAAGTTATGAAGATAATCAAAAAATAATTAATGAAAATGTAGAAGATAAATTTAATATATTAGAAGAAAATAATAATATTAATAAATTGACGCCTATTACAAGTTTAGCCAATATTGAAGACAGAGATAATATAAATATGAATAATAATCAGAATAATAAAACTGATTTTGAAGATTCTATAAAAAATTTTCAACAATTTCTTTCAACTAATAATAATGAAATTAAAAAAGAAAATATAGTTAAAGAAAGTATAATTAAGGAAAATATATTAGAAAATAATGGTACAATATTTTCAGATAATAATGTGAAAAAAAATATATTATTAAAAGAACCGGATTATAAAACATCATTAAAAACAGATTATATTGTCATAGATTCAAGATATAGGAATTTTTACATTCATCCCAATCAATGTGATTTTGTTTTTAATTTTTCCCCTGCTGATAATAATTTTATTTTTAAAACATACAAAGAACAAGACACTGTAATTTTAAGAGAAAAAAAAATTGTTATTGGTAATAATTCTCAAAATGATGTTGGTGAAACATTTGATAATATCAATACAGTTTATTTAGATAATGTTATTGTACCAGTACATTCTTATGAATATAATACAGAGCAAAATGGAAACGATTTATTATCTGAATTGAGTTTAACAATATATAAAGATAGTTATTTATTATTAGAAATACCTGAATTAAGAAGTCCCTATAAAGGAGGTAATACTAATTTCAAAAAATCATTTGCAGTATTAAGAATTAATCATGGAAGTAGTTTAACATCAATTACTTTTTCAAATAATTTTACAAATTTAATTGTACCAAATGAAATAATGTTATATGAACCATCATCATTGGGTAAATTAGATAAATTTACTTTAAAATTAAATAATAAAAATGGACGAATGTATAATTTTGGTATAGATAAATTATTTATTAAAAATTTTCAAAAAGGAAATTTAAAAAATCTAGGTATTTGTGGAAAAAAAGAATATTCTACAATATTTGAAGTTAATAGGAAACATCCTGAATATATAAAAATTTGTAAGCAATATTATAATACAAAAGATTGTGATACAATTAATAATAATCCATTAATTATTAGAGACTTAATCTATTTTTATCATATTGTTCCAAATGAAAATGAACTAGTATTCTTTGAAGATAATATTAAATTAGATGTATTTAAAAAGACAGCGAATGAAATAAAATTAGCTCTAAGTTATAAAATTGAAAATAAAAAAGATATTGTAAATCATTTAAATTTATTTAGAAGTTTTAAAATTGTAAATGAAGATTTTAGTAATTATTATTTTATTGTTATAATCAAAGGTAATAAATATTATTTAAAAATATCTAATGTAACAGAGGAATTTATTTATTTGGAAAATTATGATAATTTACCTACTTTTAATAAAAATAGTGTGAAATTTGGGTTATCTAAAGGTAATAAAGCTGGTTCCAATAATGAAAGTTTAGAATCGTTATTTTATACATGTGGATACAATGTTATAACTGTTGATAATACTTCGGATGAAGATGATAAATTAGGAAAATACATTATTGAAATTGATTACCCATACGAAAATCTTCCGACTTTTATAAAAGAAAATAATTTTAAAGATGATGATTTGTTTATTATCCAGGATAAAAAACAAATTTCTTATGGCTTTACAATTAAGTATAATGTAAAAGATTATAGTAATATGACATCTTACTTAAATGAAAGTGGGCATAATTAATTATTTTGTTCTTCATTTTCTTCTTTTAAATAGTCATGGCGACAAGTTGGACATGTGCTATTTTTTTTTAACCATTTATCAATACATGTTTTATGATAAATATTATTACAGCATTTCAATACTCTTTTATATTTTTTATATTCAAATTTTTCTAAACATATCAAACATTCTTTGTCATTTAAAACTTCATCTTTTTTATTAATATAAATTGGCTTACCTAATATTTCATTAATTTCTTTAATATTCTTAAAATAATTAGGTAAATTTTCTATTTGTTGTTCTATATTAAAATCAAATTCTATAACAAAACGATTAGCACTATTTGTGTTGTCATTCGTATTTTGAATATTAAGTACAGAATTTTGAAATTCATTTAATATATTTTGTAATTGTAATAAAGAATTTTCATCATTTAGATTAATCTGAATATCAGTATCATCCATTAATCTTTTAATATAAAAAAATCTTTAAATAATAATTTTAAATTTAATATCAGGACGCATATATAGACGTCCATTCTTTTGCTGTCTTAAAATATAATTCTTTGTTTTCATTATACATTTTAGCTATATCCGGTACTAAAGGGTCTTCTGTATTTGGTTCATTTAATAATGAACAAATCGATAATAAAATTTTTGATATTGTTAAAGACGGGCTCCAACTTTTTTTTAGTATATCTAAACAAATGTTACCTGAATGATTAATATTAGGATGGTATATTTTTGTACGAAATATAATATTTGGCGGTTTCATTGGATAATCTTCTGATAAAAATATATCTAACATAAATACACCGTTTTGATAAGGTGTGCCTTCAGGACCAATTAATACTGCTTCCCATTCAAACAAATTATCATTTTTTGGACCCCCTGATATATTATGTGGAGGGTCATTTTGTATTTCTACAGATTCTTTATATAGTCTATTCATCTTATAAAATAATAGTACTAAATATTTAAACTCATTATTGTAAATAAAAAAATGTTGTTAAATAATATAATATGGAAAAATTCATACGTCCGTGGGGATGGTATATAAATGTTAAAGAAGAAAAAGAATGTTTTAAAATAAAACATATTTGTGTGTATCCAGGAAAAAGGTTATCATTGCAAAGTCATTTTAAAAGGAGTGAGCACTGGGTAATGGTGAAGGGTACAGGAAAAATTACATTAGGGAAAGATGAATTGATATTACATAAAAATCAAAATATATATATTCCAAAAGAAACCTTACATAGGATTGAAAATATTGGTCAAGAAAATCTTGAATTTGTTGAGACACAAATTGGTTCTTACTTAGAAGAAGATGATATTGTTAGATATGAAGATGATTTTGGACGTAATTAAATTATTTAATAATAATTTATGAATATTCGTCAGGACCTCCAATAAATGTATCAGGCATATCTTGTCCAGGCATATCGACGACAGGAGCATCATCGTCAGGTTCCGTAAATCCTTCTACATTAACACTACCACTTAATGTACCGAAATGACCACCGACTTTAGCTCCTAAACTAAAATTAGGACTAAAAATTCTAATAACTCCTAAGATGATTAATAATACAAAAAGTACTATAACAATATGTGTTAAAGGGTTTGACATTAAGCTATTACTTATATTTTCCATTTTTACCATTATAATTAATAATATTATTTTTTTTTTCAAATTTAATTATTAATTTAAATAAATAAAGTTATTTATAAATCAATTACGTAAATAAAAATTCTTAATATATTTTATTTTATAATTAAAAATTGATTTTTTTTCAAAACTTAAATAATAAAAGAAATATGGACAAGCAATTTGAAGTATATAATTGTACAGAATTTATCCCCACAACTTTTTCTTGTACAAAATGTAATAATTCTATTTCAGTCAGTATAAGTACCCATTGTACAGATAATTTACTAAATGAAATATCTAAATCATTTTTATGTGTTAATTGTAATAATAATATAGTGGACCAACAAAATATGATGTGTTATATAAATGAGCAAATTAATTATCTGACGCAAAAGAACTTTTTAAGTTTTCAAAAAATTAATTCAAAAATTATTACTTTGGGAAATAATATATCAAAAGTAAATATTATTAAAGAACATGAAATTATTGATAAAAAAATAAAAGATACTAATAATAAAATAGAAGATATTGATAAAAAATTAGACAATATTGATAAAAAAAATCTATTGAATAATATTTTAGTAACTAATTTAATAAAAAAATCACAAAATGAAATTATTTCTTTAAATATTTATGTGGATAAAAATGACAATAGTATTTCAAGTTTATTATCAAAATATGATAGTATAATTGAATGTAAAAAAGATTTTATACAAAAAATATCAAATGAAATACAAGGATGTATTAATATATGTGATTTTAATAAAAAAAGTATGGAAAGATTAAATACTATTGTAAGAGTAATACAATCAAGGATTTCAGACAATCTGAACAAATATGAAAAATATATAGATACAAAATTGAATACATATCAAGATGAATACAAAATAAAATATGATAATTTAGATAATATTGTAAAAAAATATTATACACTTTGTTTGGATTTGGAAGATAAATATAAAAAAACTGATAATGAAGTTAAAACTAATTTTCATAAATTAAAAAATGATTTTGAAGAAAAATATAAAGATTTAGATGAAACTATTAAAAGTTATTATATGAAAAATAAAGAATTAAAAGAATTGAAAAAGAGTTTAATTTTAAACGATAAAGAATACAAATCATTTAAAAATCATATTAAAAAAATTAATACTAATTTAATATATTTCTATTCATTTATTGGAATCAATATACTATTTTTTTTATTTTCTATTTATACTTTTTTAAGATAAATAGAAATAATTTATAATAATCTATATAATTGATTGTATCCGTCATAACAAGATGATAATTCTTTGTATTCATTACTACATCTTGGTAATCCAACACATGTTTTATCTTTAATGTTATCTTCTATTCTTTCTGTACCAGGAGGACAATCCATAGTTACACCATTAGGCACCGTTACTGTCCATCCCGGAGGATCCTTAGAACAAGAATCAGTACCAGCAGCAGCTGAAGAATCAGTACCAGCAGCAGCTGAAGAATCAGTACCAGCAGCAGTTGAAGAATTACCACATGAATCTACAATATATTTATCATAATCAGGATTTAATGATTTATATTTACTACTAGTTGATTCATGACTACTACAACAAGTTTCATTTTCACCCCTTGTACTACTATTAGTTCCACTTGGACAACTCATACTATCATTTGGAATTTTTACAAACCATTGTTTTGAATCAGTAAAATTTTCAATATTAAACTGACCACTTAATTTGTCAATATGTCCTTTTGCGTAGAATTTCATTTTAAATTTAGAATTAGATTGAAATAAATTTACTATAAATAATAAAATACCAACAATAATTAATAAAACTAAAGTTGATATTAATAATTTAGAGTTATAAAAATAATTTAAATTATTTTTCATTATAATATATAAAAATATATTTAATTGTAAAAATTATAATTAATATTTAAACTTAAAAATTATAGGTAAATATAATATATGTATAATTATTTATTAAAAAATATAAATACATTTTTAAGAAATAATTATTATAATAATTATTATAAAAATAATAAATCCCTTCAAAATTTGAAGACAAATATTTTTAAATTAGAATATTTTTTATATTTAAGATTTTACGTAATTTATTTATTTTTATATCATTTTAAAAGAAAAAATACATTAAATTATTCATTATTCTTAAATTTTCAACATACAATAGGTGAAGTATGTATGACTAACACTAATTATTATAAAATAAAGTCTGAAAATAATATTAATTTTTTAAATAAAGTTTCTATTTATTTCTTTGACTATTTATTGTTTAATGAAATATATTTTAATAATAATATAAAATCATTTAATAAATTTATTATATTGGGTAATTTATTTTTATTTCAATTGGGAATAATTATACATAAATTATTTAAAAAAAGAATTTATTGTATAAAAAACAAAAAGATGTTAAAAGATCATTTTGATTTTTTATTTTTATTACATGGATTAGAAGATTTAAACAATGTAATTGAAAAAACGAAATTTATGAATTATACTAACTTTTATTTTTATTTAAATATTATTTTTATGCTTTTATATTAAGATTATTTAATTATATTTATTGTACTATTATCATCAATATTTATAAATATATTATTTTTTTCTAATAAAGATTTAACTTCTTTTATATTATCATTAACATTATTATCTATAATTTTTTTACTATTTTTTCGTTTTTTATAAACCTTTTTTTCAGTCAAAACACATGATTTATTATCCAATAAATTATTTAATTGTTCATTTAATTGATTTTTTTTATTATCAATAATATAATGTTTTTTACATAAATCATTATAACATTTTTTACCACTATTCATACAATAATCATTTTTACCTTTTAATTTATAACCACATGTTTTGACTAAATCTCCATTATAATGAATTTGATTTACATGTTTGTGATTTAAATTAGGTAAATAACCACCGTTTTTCCTACATATTGGACACATTCTAATAAAATTATAATTACTTTTATATGATTTTATATTATTTTTGATTTCCATATACCAATCATTTATACATTCATAACAAAATACATGTTTTTTAGAATTACATTTTAATCCTATAATATTATCTTTAATAGATGATGAGCATATGTTACAAATAAATCTATCATCTTTATTAGGATGATTAATTAAATAAGCATTACCTGACATTTTTATTATAATATAGTAATTAAACTTTAAAATAAGTTTATTTATAAATTTTTAATAAATTTTTTTATCTCAGCATAAATAATCTTATATTAGTAATACTGGATGAATAAATTACACCACAATATTTTAAAGATTTAAATTATTAATAAAAAATAATATAAGATAATATTATTATATTTATTTAATAATGTCAGTTAATTTTCAATTTAAAAAATTAAGTTCAAGTGCAAAACTACCTGAATATGGTAGTAATTTTGCTGCAGGTATGGACCTGTTTTCATCAAACGAAGAATCTATTATTATTGAACCAAGTAAAAGAAAAATGATTCCAATTGGATTATCAATGAGTTATGATAATATGAATTATTATATGAGAATAGCACCGAGGTCAGGATTGACAGTTAAAAATTCAATTGATGTAGGTGCAGGAGTAATTGATTTTGATTATAGGGGCGAGATTAAAGTTGTATTAATGAATAATGGTACTGAAGATTTTATTGTAACAAAAAATATGAAAATCGCACAAATGATTCCAACAATGACAATTAGTCCAAATAATGCTAAGATTACAGAAGTACAGGAACAAAGTGAAACACAAAGAGGAGTAGGTGGATTTGGTTCTACTGGAATATAAATCTATTTTTAGTTAATTTTTAAATTATATAGAAATATTTATTTTTATATAATATACTATTAATGGTAAAAAAAAATAATAAAAAAACAAAACAAAAAGGGGGTAATGTTTTTAGTGCTGGTATAAATTTAGTAGTTCAAAGCATAGACCTTGGTGAAAGTATGTTCAAAGCAATGGGTGGAATTATGTCTATGCCTGCTGATTTGAAAAAAGCAGTACCTCCTCCTGAACAACGTTCTCCCGCACCACCAGCACAAGCACCTCCTAAAGAAATGCCTAAATATAATAGAGGTGGTATTCAAGCTAGTTTATAAATAATTTATTTTTCTAATGCTTTATTTATTTTATTTAATTGGTTTAGTCCTGGTGTTGCTTGGACTAAATAATCACTTTTCATTAATGATAATGTTGCATAAATATAGTAATAATTTGTCCAATTATACATATCATCAATAACATTTTTAGTTTTGATACTTACTTGATTTAATGTTGAATTAGAAATAAAAGGATTATTTTTTAATTCTTCAAGAATAGTAATTAAAAAATTAAGTGATTCGAAGTATTTATTTTTTAATTTAGTAATAAATTCCATATATTGTTTATTCGCTCTCCAACTAGGATTAATTTTGAAATTTTCTTCTGATGCTGCTGACCTAGTAAGTAATGTTTCTTTTTCTTCTTTGTCTAATCTTAAGAAATAACCATTATTTTGTGCACAACTTTTTTCATCAATATATCTTGATTTATCCAATAAAGCTAATATAACATTACTTAAATTTTCACTTTTAGTTAATTCTTTGAAATTTAATGGAACACATATAACTGCCTTTTCTAAATTCAAAAATTTTTGGAAACATATTCCGCCTACATATTCTGTTACACCATTCTTTTTTACTACTCTTGGTATAGCTGTTAATATTGCTGCTATAATATTATTTCTTACTACGAAGTTTTGTCCAATTGCTTTACATAAACTTTTTTTAGTCATTAAACATTTTTTACCTCTGTTATTCGAATCTTCACATAAATCTTCCGGTTCTTTATAACTCCTTGGTACAGAATATTTTAATCTTTGTTTTTGATTAGGTTGATTTTGTTTTTGTTCATGTTTATGATGATTTTGTTTTTGTTCATATTTGGGCTGATTTTGTTTTTGTTCATATTTGGGTTGATTTTGTTTTTGTTCATATTTGGATTGATTTTGTTTTTGTTCATATTTGGATTGATTTTGTTTTTGTTCATATTTTTGATTACGTTTGTGTTGTTCATATTTAGGTGGATAAGATTTAGGTTGATTTTGTCTAGACTTTTGGTTGTTCAGCACTGGTTGTTGATTAGTTTCTTTTTGATTTGGTGTTTTATTAGTTTGATTATTTTGTTGTTGTTTTAGATTAGCTTGACTATTTTGTATTTGGTTAATTTGTCTTTGATTAGGTCTTTGATTAGGTCTTTGATTAGATTGATTAATTTGTCTTTGATTCGGTCTTTGATTAGCTTGTCTATTTTGTCTTTGATTAGGTCTTAGATTAGTTTGACTTTGATTAGGTCTTTGGTTGGTTTTACTTTGATTTAGACTTTGATTCATACCTTTATTGATTGTAGTTTCTACTTGTCTTAAAATATCTAAATTGTTTTCATTATTATTTATATTATTATTTAAATTATTTACATTATTATTTCCATTATTATTTGGTTTGTTACTTCTATTCGATGTATTTTGATGAACTTGTTGTAATTTTGCATTCAAATTAGAAGCAAAATTTGTTGGTAGTCCATTTTGACCCCCACTTTGTTCATTTGTTTGTTTAAGTAATTGATTAACATGATTAAAATCAATGTAATTTAATTCAGATTCGATTGAATTATTCATGTTACTTAATGATACATTTTCACTTTCCAATAGACGTTTTTGGTATTTAATTCCTTTTTTATAAAAATATTCATTTAGTCTTTCGTGAAAGAAATCAACAAAATATTTATCATTATTATTTTTTGGAATATGCTGTAGCATTAATTTTAAATTTAATGTATTGTCATCATTTTCCAATTTTTCTTTAATTTCTCTTAATACTTTAATATTAAGTTTTTCCATCTTTTTTTGATAAATTAAAGATACTTTATTACAAAATTCTTCGCCTAAAAAATTATCAGAAAAGGAATCTAATATTTGATTGGACAATAGTGTTATTTTATTAAATGTTTCTTTCATTTCTTCAGAAGAAAGTGTTGAATAATCCACATTTTTGTTTGATTCTAAATTAGTTAATGTTTCCTCCATTTGTTGGTTAGGATCATTTTTACTATTATTAGTACTATTGGCAGCACCCATTTATATAATAAATATATATAAAATTTTTATACTATATTTTTATTAATTTGATTATAAAATTTAAATAATGCATTATTATAATTAAAATATTTCATTTTTAATTTTGTTTCCAAAAATAATAAACTATTTTTTATATCTAATCTTCCATAACGAATATAATAACAAGTAATTATTAAATATAACATACTTTCATCATTTTCATTTCCTATAATTAATATATTTTTATTATTATATATTTTCTCAAATATATAATTTGTTACATCATATAAGTGTTGGTAAATAATTACATTATCGTTTTTATTATTATCAGATACTTCTAAAGGAATTCGAATTTGTTCTATATCAATATTTTTATAATATTTTAATGTTTTTGATAAAAAAATAATGGCTTTTATATTTTTTGTTTTTAGAAAATTGCTATTTTTTATTTTATCTGAAATCCAAAAATGAGGTAATATTTCCATTATTATTTACGCATATTATTAATCAATAAATAACCCACAACAATAATTAAAGCAATAATCATAATTAATTTTATAACATTAAAACTTTTTTTGTTTTCATTTACTTGTTCTAAATCTTCACTCATTGTATCATTATAATCATCACTATCTTTAATTGTATTACATTCTGAAGCTGAATCACATTGTTTAATAGGTTGTTTTACCAAGAAATATTCAATTCCATAATAAGATATACCGCTTATAAAAACACCTAAAAATAATCCATAAAACAATATATACATGTATTTCCATCCCGCATCTTTTGGGTCGTAACTAAATAATAACAACAAGACAAATGTACAAAAAACAGGTGTGATTTTAATTACATCACCGCTTGACATAATATATTTATTTTTCTTTGTTTTACAATTTTCTTTATCACTGAAATAATATGCTATTGGTCCAACTGTTTGGTGTTTTTTCCTAGATACAAATAATCCAAATATTAATAAAAATAAAACAGCAATAAATGTTGTATAAGACATTGTATTCTTAAAATCATTATTTACAGATATATAATTTGTAATAACCACTATTACTAATAAAATAATGAATAATGCTATACTTAAACAATTTAATACAGTTCGCCCTAAATTATTATCTTCATTTACCGTCAATAATGGTGCAATTGTTTTCATAAATGGTGGGAATCCTAATCCAATTATATATCCAAATAATAATCCACTATTTAAATTACCATTATCATCTATCATAGTTCTATTAGCCATATTGGTGTAAATGTAAATAATTAATGAAAGTATAACTGTGACAACAAAATCAGTAATTTCTGTATTCCATAATCCTGGCATATAAGCATTCATAACAACATTTTTAGTATTAAGACTTTCTTCTTCTGATTCACTTGTGTTTATATCAATATTTCTATAATAATATTTTTCAGGATAAAAGTTAAAAAATATTCCATATACTACTTTTACACCAAAATATCCTAATATAACCATACTTAAAAAAGTCTGTAATTGTAAATAATGATTATCTATGTTTCCACCTTTTAGTATCTTACTCATTAATATATATCCACATTTTTTTAATAAAAAATTTAAAATTGAACATTATTTATTAAAAAAAAAAGATATAAAGTAAAAATACTTAAAAACATATATAAATGCAATGAATAGTGAAGTATGGGAACTATACGAGACCATTAATTCATCTTTAAAGGATGATATTATAAAATGTGATACTGATACAAATATACAAGAAAAATGTTTTGGTTGTAATGAATTCGATTATTTAATTAATGACGGGGAAATGATTGTTTGTACAAATTGTGGTGTTGAAAATAATAAAATTATTGATTATAACCCGGAATGGAGATTTTATGGTTCTGATGATAATAAAAGAAGCAGTGACCCAAATAGATGTGGTATGCCATCTAATCAAATTATAAGCCAATCTTCATTAAGTACAGTTATTACTGGACATGGATTTGAAGTTTATAGAAAATTAAATAGTTGGAATGGGCTGACTTACAAAGAAAAAAGTTTAATTAGTATAATTAATAAAATTGCTCAAAAAGCGAGTGTTGGAAATGTTCCACAATCTATTATTGACGCCACAATGAAAATGTATCAAATTATTTCTAAAGATTATATTAAAAGAGGTACAAGTCGTGAAAGTTTAATTGCTGCTTGTTTTTTTAATGCATTAAAAGACAATAATTTGATTCGTTCTAATGAAGAAGTTGCTAGATTATTTGATATAAAATCAAAAAAGCTATCAAAAGGATGTAATGAATTTGCTGAATTAATGTTTGCTAAAGACAAAGACTATGTTAAAAAAATGCGTCCAATTGAACCAAAAGATTTGAT